ACATGCAATATCAATATCTCAGTCCTAACGAGTTGGAGCTAAAATGTCCGAGTGGGAAAAAGAGCAAGAAGCCTTCCTGATCAAGATCGGGCAGGTAGCACCATCTACACCTAAGCCAGTAACTACTAAGAAAGACGAGGAATAATCTCATGGCTGTATTTCTAAATAACAAGGTCGGCGTGAAGATTAACACTGTCGATCTTTCAGACCACGTTACATCTGTAACGTTGAACCGCACATTCGATGAACTCGAAGTAACTGCAATGGGCGATGGCGGACATAAGTTCGTTAAAGGCCTTGAGGCTTCTTCAGTTACAATCGACTTCCTTAACGACACTGCAACTGCTAGCGTTCTGCAGACATTGCAAGCTGCGTGGGGAACCAACGTCACAGTAGTTCTACTACAGGAAAAGGGAACCGCAGTATCTGCGAGTAACCCTTTATATACCATGACCTGTTTGATAAACTCAACGACAGACGTTTCAGGCGCCGTAGCCGATCTAGGCATGCAAAGCCTCACGTTTAACGTTTCAGGTACTACAGTAGTAGCTTCAACAGGCACATTCTAATAAACTAAACAAAGGGGCACAGCATGGCAAAGTTAATAGTCACACTAGCGGACAACAGCGTCACCGAGATCGAGATCACACCTCGCCTTGAATATGCGTTCGAGCTATATGCTAAAAAGGGATTTCACAAAGCGTTTCGCGATGATGAAAAGCAATCAGATGTCTATTGGCTTGCATGGGAAGGCCTTCGACTAAGTGGAGTCACAGTCAAGCCATTCGGTTCAGACTTTCTCGAAACTCTTAAGAGTGTCGAGGTTGCAGAGTCTGACCCTTTGGTCTAGGGCGCGATAGCATCCACTACCTCATTGCTCGCTTGAGCATTGAGACGGCTATCGCTCCACAAGATTTGATTGATTTAGATACATCAATGCTTCAAATGTTATTGAAAGCGTTGAAAGACCGAGCGAAGGAGCAAAGCGATGCCTACAGAAGTAAAAGGCGCAATTAGGGCTCGCAAGGTCTTGAAAGAATTTAACCCTGATTTACTTAAAGAAATTCAGAAAGAAATGAGGGCCGCGCTTAAACCTATTGTCACTCAGGCCAAAGGTTTTATTTCTATAGAATCCCCTATGAGGGGCTGGCGCAAAACAGATAATTTTTGGAGTTACGATAGCGCAGACATGCGTCGTGGTATTACTTATTCACTTGCTCCAAGTAGGGCTAACGAACAAGGTTTTAAGTCTATAGCGCAGATTATAAACAAAACTGCCATGGGATCTATCTGGGAAGCTGCTAAAAACCCACAGCCTTGGGTTGGCCCTAAAGGCGGACTTTCTAAAAAGTATTCAAGATCAAGCAACAAGAGTGCTGGACAACAATTTATTAACAATCTCCAACCCGGCGTTAATTCATCGCAAGGTTTTGGTCGAGGCATTCGCAAGGCATGGGCTAAAGATGAAGGCAAGGTTAATGTTGCAATTATCAAGTCTGTCGAGAAAATGGTACGCCTAGCGGAAGGTAAAATAAATGGCTGAAAAAGGCGTACGCATTCGGATTATTTCTGAGAGTGTTGGAAAAGGTTTTAAGGATGCCAATAAGGCATTAGCAGGGTTAAAAAAAGCTGTTGGCGTTTTAGGTATAAGTCTTTCTGCAGCTGCCATTGCTAATTTTGGTAAGCAAGCCGCTAAAGCATTTATTGAAGATGAGAAAGCTGCATCGCGCCTAGCTCTTACAGTTAAGAATCTTGGCCTTGCTTTTGAAACTCCACGCATTGAAGAATTTATAAATGGTTTATCTCGAGCTTCTGGCGTGACTGATGACCAGCTCCGTCCAAGTATGCAGAAGCTATTGCAGACGGTGGGCTCAGTCACTAAGGCTCAAGAATTACTTTCGCAAGCCGTGGACATCTCTCGTGGTTCAGGAGTTGATTACGAAACAGTAGTCAATGATCTTAGCATGGCTTTTGTCGGACAAACTAAAGGACTACGCAAATACTATCTAGGGCTTACTACAGCTGAGCTTGCAAACATGAGCTTTGCCCAAGTACAGAAAAAACTTACAGCACAATTTACCGGATCTAATGCAGCCTATTTAGAAACTTACGCTGGCAAGCTTGGAATTTTATCGAATGTCGCTGGTGAAGCGTCTGAAACAATAGGTAAGAATCTTGTTGATGGCTTGGCACTTATCTCAGGCGGCGGTAACAGCATTGAGCCTTTAGCAAACTCTATGGAAGATTTATCCATTTGGGTTGGAGATACAATCTACGGCCTCTCGATCATGATTGCACAATTAAAATCTTTGCCGCTTGTCGGCAAGCTATTAGAGGGTGCTGGCGGACAAGGGTTCCTTAAAACTTATTCTCCAATTATTATGATGCTTGATCGCTTTGCTCAAATGGGTGCAGCTGCCAGACCTCTTGAGGGTAGAGCTTCAGAACACATGGGACGCCTTGGCAATCCTAACGCAGCGATTAGTAAAAAAATTGAAACAGATGCCGCCAAGCGTGCAAAACAATTAGCTGATATGAAGAAAAAAGAATTGAATACGCAAAAGAAACAGAACGCGCTGACAAAGGCATCTAAGGTTTTAGACCTTGATCGCATTGCTGTGACAGCCGCACTTAAAGGACAAATTAGCGAGACTGATCGCATATCCCTAAACCTTCAACTTGCCTTGCTTGACAAGAATGAGTCAGCCGCACTCAAGTTATCTGCAGAATTGACTGAGGCCGTTAAACGTCAAAATGATCTTAACGATGCGCTGTTAGCTACTCCTGAAGCTCCGAACCCTTACCGAAATTGGATCGCTCCAAAATTTCCTTATGGAGAACTTGTACCTAACTTTAACGTGCCTGACTACATGAAACAGGGCGCAGGTATTACCGGAAGATCAGCCAACGACTATTTAGGTCTTGGGGCTATAGGCGCTGGCGGAACCGCTGACGCTATTGTGAATGTACAGGTAGTTCTCGATGGCGATGTTATAGGCGGAGCAGTCACAAACTCTCAAGTCAATCAATCCCTATCAGGTACATTCAGCGACGTGAGCCGATACAACGGACGCGGAGCGCCGTCAATCAAATGACATTACCTGCCACTATCTCGGTCTCGTTCGACTTTAGCCAAGGTGCTACATTCGGCTATCCCTTTACTATCGGCGATCCGATCAATGGCGTCATCGGGGTTTCCCAGTTCGCGGCTACTGAGGTACCTGATCCAGTAGTCGATTTAAGTAGTACCACTAGGTCAATCAAGATCCAGCGTGGCAGAAGTATCATGCGCGATACTTATGAAACTGGCACTTGTACTGTTCGCGTGATTGATGAAACAGGCGCATTCAACCCTCAGTCCGCAAGCTCGCCTTATTTTGGATTCTTAACTCCGCTTCGTAAAGTCAGAGTGGCTGCTACTACTGCAACCGCCCAGCACTTTTTATTTTCAGGATATGTCGATTCGTACAAATACTCTTTTCCAACTGGTCAGGAATTAGGCTATGTGGACATAATTTGTTCAGATGCCTTTAGACTCTTTCAGATGGCTAACGTGGCAACTGTGACGGGCGCCACAGCAGGACAGACTACAGGCACACGCATCACAAAGATTCTCGATCAAGTCTCATTCCCTACATCGATGAGAATCACAGACACAGGCTCAACAACAGTACAGGCAGATCCGGGAACAGCGAGAACATCACTGCAAGCCCTCAAGACGGCAGAGTTCGCAGAGCAGGGTGCATTCTTTATTACTACAGAAGGCACGGCTGAATTCAAGGATCGTAACGATGTCGTGGGATCTTTAGCGGCTACACCTTTAGAGTTTAATCAAACTACTGGCATCCCATATTCAGACCTTCGTTATGCTTTCGATGACAAACTCATCATCAATCAAGCAAGCATGACACGCTTAGGTGGATCGGCTCAAGTAGTGGCCAATGTTGATTCGTCGGCTAAGTACTTCCCGCATGGCACTACTTTGACAGAGATGATCCCTGAAACAGATGCTCAAGTCTTAGACATTGCCAAGATATATGTGGCCACGAGAGCAGAGACTTCAATCAGAATTGATGCGATGACGGTTGATCTATTAGATCCTGACGTGCCTACAGACACAATGATTGGCCTCGATTATTTTGACAATGTACAGATTACCAATGTCCAAGAAAACGGATCAACAATAGTCAAGACCTTGCAGGTGCAGGGTCTTGCTTGGGACATCACCCCAAACTCAATGAAGTGCACAGTTACAACACTTGAGCCTATAGTAGAAGGATTCATCATAG